TGAAAGTGCTACTGAAAGTGGATTGCATAGTTTTTATTTAGTATCTTACGATAATGAACCTTCTCTATCTGCTAAGTTAGTAATTAATTATAATCCACGAGTTACTGATACTAGAAGTGCTACAATTCGTGGTAAAGTTGCTGATAATTCTTCAAGAAGTGCAAAAATTACAGGAGGAGTAAATTCTAGTAGAAATGCTTCTATAAAAGGTAGTGTTGATACTAATTCTAGTAGAAGTGCAACAATAACAGGTAAATTAGCGACCAATGATTCTCGTAATGCTTCTATATTAGGTGGTGTTAGTGATACTAGAGATGCTTCAATTACTGGAACTTATGCTTGGTATCATCCTGATTGGACTTCTCGTAAATTAATTACTATTGATAAAGATAAAGTTGCTAATACTAACCAAGTTAATTTTCCTATTCTTATAAATATTGCTAGTGATTCTGATTTATCAAGTAAAGCTCAATCTAATGGTAACGATATAGTTTTTACTAACTTTGATGGCACAGTTATATATCCTCACGAAATAGAAAAATATGATTCTGAAACAGGTGAATTAGTTGCTCATGTAAAAATACCACTTCTTTCCTATGAAACAGATACTTTAGTCTATATGTATTACGGGAATGGCTCTTGTGCTAGTCAACAAGATGCTACTAATGTTTGGGATTCTTCTTTTAAAGGCGTATGGCATATGGCTAATACTTCTGATTCTAAGAATAGTCGTTCTTTTACTAAAAAATCTTCTACAGAACCCGCTAATACAACTTCAGGTCAAATAGATGGTGGTCAATCTTTTGATGGCACAGATGATTATGCTCAAATAGCTCATAATTCTGATTTTGATATTCAAACCAACGAATCATTTACTGTTGAAGCATGGATTAATATAACCAATAAAGGACTATCAGCAGGAGATAATTATCAATACTTTGCTAATAAAACTGATGGTGCAGACCATACTATAGGTTGGGATTTATATACCCAAGCAGATGGTTATTTAAGATTTTTAGTTAAAGATGATGGTGGCACTCAAGTTTATGTTACTGATGATTTGTCCTTATTTGCAGCAGGTAAAACTTATGTTGTAGGTGTTCGAGATGTAACTAACGACCAACTCCATATTTATGTTAATGGTGTCGAGGCTATAGCAGCAGTAACAGATACTACAACATCAACGATTACTCCTAGTGGTGGTGTTGATTTAGGTTTCTTAGATGGTGCAAGTAAAACAAGATTTGTTAAAGGTATAGAAGATGAATTAAGAATCTCTAAATCTACTTCTGGTCCAAGATCAGCAGATTGGATTTTAACTACATATAATACCCAAAAAGACCCCTCAACTTTTTATAGTTTAGGTGTAGAAGAAACAAGAGGTGCTGAAAGAAGTGCTGTTTTAAGAGGTCAATTAGATTGGAGAAGCAGTTATACAGATTGGAAATATAGAAAAAAAATAACAATTCAATCATCTCAAGTTTATGCCGATTTAGATAATTATACTGCTTTAATTTATAGAGCAACAGATACAGATTTAGTAGCTCATGCTAAATCAGATGGTTCTGACATTATATTCACAGACCAATATGGTGCTAAGTTAAAAAGAGAAATAGAAAATTATAATAGTGCTACTGGTGAATTAGAAGTATGGGTTAAATGTGATGTAAAAGATGCAACAGATGTAGATATTTTCATGTATTTTGGTAATTCTACTGCTACTGAAACTAATGATACAGATACTTGGGATGATGACTTTAAAGGTGTCTGGCACATGAAGGATAATACAGAATCCAAGAATGGTAGAACATTTACTAAAAAAGGAGTAGGAGAACCAGCTGATACTTCAGGTGGTCAAATTGATGGCGCTCAATTATTTGATGGTTCTAACGATTATGCCCAAGTTACTCACAATACTGATTTTAATATTGCTGCCAATGAGTCTGTTGCTGTTGAAGCTTGGATAGATATAACTAATAAAGGTTTGTCTGGCGGTGATAATTACCAATATATTTTAGGTAAAGGTTTGTCTACTGATTTGACTATAGGTTGGTATTTTTACACTCAAGCTGATGGTTATATTCGTTTCTTAATAAAAGATAATAGTTCTAATCAAATTTATATTACTGATAATTTATCATTATTTGGAGCAGGTAAAGTATATGTCGTTGGTATAAGAGATGTTACTAATGATGTATTAAGACTTTATGTTAATGGAGTTGAAGCTACTACAGCAATTACTGATACAACTACAACAGCTATATCTCCCGATAGAAACATAGATATGGGTATGTTCTACAACAATGGAGTTAATGACAGATTTTTAAAAGGTATTATTGATGAAGTTAGATTTTCTAAATCAACATCTGGTCCAAGGTCTGCTAATTGGATTAAGACTAATTATTATAATCAAAGTGCTCCTTCTGATTTTATAGTAGTTAGTGATTTAGAAACAATTATTAGTGAAAGGTCAGCTAGTATTACAGGTAAAGTTTCAACTTCTGATACTCGTTTATCTGTTATCTCTGGTAGAGATACAGATAATAGTGAAATAAATGCAAGCACTCAAGGTAAAACAACTGACTATTCTACTTGCGAGGCTAGTATTATTGGTAAAACTTCAGATGGTTCTACAAGGGAATCAGTATTAACTGGTAAAGATTTTACTACTAATGAAATTGAAGCTAAACTACAAGGTAAAGATACTTCAGACTCAAATAGAGAAGCTGTAATAACTGGTATTGCTTTCCCTAATAGTAGAGATGCTGTCATTACTGGAAAAGACTCATTAATTAGTGAAATAGATTCTAGAATTACAGGTAAAGTAAGTGATAATTCTGATTGTAATGCTGTTATAGCTGGTAAAGATTCTGATTATTCTACTCGTGAAGTAGTTGTTAGAGGTAAATTATCTGATAGTTCAGAAATAGAAGCTTTAATACAAGGTAAAATAACAACAGAATCAGAAATCAATGCTTCTATAACTGGTAAAGCATTAACCAATGAAAGACTAGCAGTAATAAGAGGTAAAGATACTTCTAATGATATTAGAGATGCTTCTATACAAGGTAAATTAGCTACTTTAGACACTCGTGAATCAACAATAATTGGTAAGGCTTCAGATTATAGTAATATAAATGCAAAACTAACTGGTTCTACATCAGATTTTAGTGAAATTAATGCTGTTATACATGGTATAGATACTATTGATAATGAAATCAATGTTGTCATTACTGGTAAAACTACTGACAATAGTGAAATTGATGCAACTATTCATGGTGGATTAATCGTCTCATCAGAAATAACAGCTAAAGTTATTACTGGTTATCCTGCAGAAGGAGAAATTGATGTTGTAATTACAGGTAGTTTACCAAGTAATGATGAAAGAAATGCTAAAACTTATGGTAAAGATTTAGCTGTTAATGAACGTGATTCAACAATTCATGGTATAGATACAATTTCATCTTCAATATCAGCTAAAATTACAGGAGGTAAGATTGCAAACATTAGAGATGCTTCTATCACTGGTAAAGATTTTGGTTCTGATTCAATAGAAGCTACTATAAGAGGTAAATTACCTAGTTCTAGTGAAATATCAGCTAGTTTAATTGGTGGAATTATAGAAACTGATACTCGTAGTGCTGTTATAACAGGTATGTATTTTGGTTCTGAAAGAAGTGCTTTAATAGTTGGAGCTAAATGTCCTTATTACACAGGTGATAAACATACTTGGAATGAAAGAAATAAAGTTAATTGGTATACTGATGATATTCACCCATTCCAAACTAAATCAGAAGTTGATTGGTTTGTTAAAAATAAAAAAACAATAACTAGAAAGATTAGAAAAGTTAGTTGTTCTTAATAAAAAGGTGTATACTTTATTTATTATTATTTATTAGTGCAAAACTAAAAATATGAGTTCAAGACGAAAATACTTAACAAATGCAGAGTTAGAAGAATATGCAGATATTATTATTAGTGATTCAGATGAAGCTGACGACCAAATATCTCAAGCAGAAGAATTAATTGATTCTTATGTTGGTTCTCAAATAAAAGATGTTGGTTCTAAATTTGTTGGTAATGCTACTGACGGCACTACAACTACTTTAATTGATACTTCTACTGATTCTCCTCTTACTTATAATAAAAATTACTTTAATTATTGTGAAGTAGAAATTATAGCTGGAACTAATGTTGGTTCTAGAAGTCAAATAGTTTCTTCAGATCCAACTACTAGATCAATTACTTTTAGTCCTGCTCTTACTTCGGCTATTGATGAAACTTCTATTTATAGAATTAGACAATTAGGTAAATTTCCAAGATATGCTAAAGATAGTTTTAGTTTAAATGACAATAATGGTGTTCCAACCTATTACAAGACAATCCCTGAAGCTGTTAAAAGAGCTGTTGCAGCTCAAATGGAATATGTTATAGAAAAAGGTGCAGAGTTCTTTGCAGGTCCAACTGATGATGCTTCTGAATCTATAGATGATTATTCACATACTATTAAAGATGGTGTTAATCGTTTAATTGCTCCTAAAGCTAGAGAATTCTTAAAAGGGATTACTAATAGATTAGGGAACTTAATAGCATGAAACATTTAATGAGAGATACAATTCTCGTTTATCCTACACCTAATAAAGATGCTTATGGTAGAGATAGTTTTTCTGCATATACTACTTATAGAGGTAGATTTGTTTATAAAGTAACTACTGTTATTGATTCTAAAGGTGAAGAAGTTCAAGCTGATGGTATTTGTTATTTACCAACTGAAGTATCAGAATTAGATATAGGAGATAAAATTTCTTATGTCAATATTAATTATCGAGTAATATCTATTGAAAAACCTAAAGATAGCACTTGTAGAGAAATATATATTAAAGTTACTGTTAAAAGAACTATTTAAAATATGAATATAATTTGGAATACATTAGATTTTGCAACAAAGATGAATAAACTTGTATCAAATATTGAAGTAGCTGCTTCTAAGGCAGTAGATGCTGCAGGTAATAAATTATTAGATTTATCTCAAGCAGTAGTGCCTGTTATTACAGGTAATTTAAAATCAACTGGTAAAGTTGATACTCAAGAATTAACAACAGAAGTTAGTTATGATGCTAATTATGCTGTTAAAGTTCACGAAAACCCAAATAGTAGTCATCCTAAATACTTAGAAGAACCACTTAAAGGAAATGTCAATACTTTTTTAAAAGTTATTAGTCAAACCTTAAAGGAGGAAATAAAATGAGTAAACCAATAGATGATATAGCTCAATACTTACAAGATAATAGTATTGGCACATTAGCAACTAATATATTTAAAGCTTATTTCCCTGATAAACCTGATGCTTGTATTGCTATTTTAGATACAGGAGGTTTTGAACCTGATGTTTATTTACCTACAGGCGACCCTACATTTCAAATATATGTTAGAAGTGTTGATTACACGACTGGTAAAGCTAAAGTAGATGCTATAGTAGCTTTACTACATAGAAAAACTAATTCTCAATTAGTTTCTGATGGTGTTTATTTCTATTATATAAAGTTAATGGGAGAACCAGTTCATGTTGGTCGTGATTCTAACGAACGAGATGAATTTTCAATAAACATTCAAACTCATATACGGAGATAAAAAATATGTTAAAATTTAAAAGGTAATATGTTATGATTAAAGTAGAAGGTGAACCTTATCGAGAGTTTAGATGTATAAGATGCAGAACATTACTTGCATTAGAATACATCCATGCTGGGAGATTGCAAATTAAATGCCCTAAATGCAATACCCTTAACTCAATAAACTTTAAAACAACAAGGGCAGAATTACTTAAATTATCTCTTAACAAGAGTTAATAATTATAAATTTAGGAGGTGAAACAAAATGGCAGCAGATATAACAAACGTAAAATTAGGTATTTGTAGTGTTACTTTTAATAGTGTTGATTTAGGACACACAAAAGGTGGCGTTATCGTTACTTACACACCTGAATATCACGACATTACCGTAGACAAATATGGTAATACTGTAGCTGAAAAAGTGTTAATTGGGGAAAAATTAACAGCAAAAGTCCCATTAGCAGAATCTACCCTTGCAAATCTTACAGTCGCTATGCCAGCAGGCACAGCCGATGCTGATAAAATCACAGTAGGTAAACAAGCAGGTGAATTAATGGCTCAATATGCAAAATCGTTAGTGCTACATCCTATCGCTAATATAGCGGGAGATTTGAGTGAAGACGTAGTTTTTAACAAAGCTATCGTAACTTCAGAAATTGCTCTTAACTTCACTTTTGATGGTGAAAGAGTAACAGACGTTACTTTCGAAGCATTACTTGATGAAACT